TATCAAAAGAGCGGACCGCGGGCACTGTAGCGTAGACCTCGTGGAAAAGGCCGTTTCGGGGAAGCCTCCATCTCATAGCAATCTCTCCTCCGCCATCTCGCGCTTACGCCGAGCCTGCCATGTCACCTGCCGGCGCTGGAGCCACTCGGTCGCCGCGCGCCGCCAGTCCGTCGCTTCGCATTCGGAAATGATCTCCAGCGCGTTGACGTAAGCGTGCCGCTTGTGGGCTAAGTGCGCGAACCACATCGGCTTGGCAACGCGCGCGAACCAGCGGTTTACGAACCCGTACGCCCGCGGGTCTTCCAGGAACAAGGCCAAGTCTCGGTCCCAAGCGGCGGGATCGTCAACAACGGGGTAAGGGGTTACCTCACCCCGCGCGTAGGGGCAAGGTGCCGGGTCGGCGGAGGCTAGGGGGCGGAGCTTGTTGTACAGATCCAGGTACGCGTGCCAATTCGTCGAGACCTGGTAGTAGGTGCCGATCTCTAGGCCGAGCTGGGCGGCAACATACTCCTGGAGGAACGCGAAGTGCACTGCATTTGCGCCATAGGCGCCGAGGCAGATGTCATTCGACCGGCAGTTGACCTGCATCTGTAGCCGGCCCGCGAGGTTCCAGAAGATTGCCTGTTGATTACAGGGCACATCTTTTAACGCCTCATCTGTCCGCAGATCAGTTCGCGGGTCCCACATCTGGAGTATCGCGCGTCGACTCGCTACGTTCTGGCGTAACAACGTCACCACGCGTTCGATCTGGTCGAATTCAAATTGATGACGCCACCGGTAGCCGTAGGCCCCCTGCAACGTGACGCCGTCGTCGGAGAAATCCTTGAACCTTGGCAGAAACTGCTCCAAGAAGGCTAGGTCTTTCCGACCAGCAAGCATGTGTAGCGCTTCAAACAGATGGAAAAACGGGTTAGCGTCGCGCAACGACTCGAACAGCACGCGCTCCGCCGGCCGCGAATAGACCGTCGTCACCGGCTCAGGAAGTACGATTACGTCCCCGGCGCGCGAGGGCGAGGGCTGGCCGCGGGCGGCGAGCTCGTTTAGGGCGAGGGGGAGGGCTTGATTTACGTTCCGGCAGCGGATTACGAACAACTAAACCTCCCTAGGACGGTATAGGGCGCGGGGGCGGCCTTCGCCGTTTTGAACACGCAAGTACTTTTCCACCTCACACATCACGTTCCCAGAATCCAGCCAGTCAAAATTTACTTGGCTCTCTTTAATTAGTAAAGGGTAAACCTCTCGTAACTCCTCTAAAGCTTGCTTTTGACTTAACGGTCGTTTGACTGGACGCTCGTGAAGCCGATTTAATCCACGGAGCGTCCCTGGACCCGAGGCGAACCAGGTGTTACGGTCTGGTGCGTCGGCGAGTATCGGAGTAAACGCCATGTCGATAATCGCTTGAAAAGCCATAAACGGACCCCAACCGCAATAAAGCATCAAGGCGGCATGTGCCTTTTGTAATGATTCAGTGAAACTTAACGAAAGAAACTGGCGATCCCTCCACAATCGGCCGAGGACGATTTCCGCGATATAGCGCGCCTTAGACCAAACGAACCACGGTACACGTTTGTCGCTTTCCGCCCTAATCATGTAGGCACCAGTGTGCCATTTCTCGCCGCGCTTTGATATCGCCTCGATTACCTCCGTCACAGCCTCCGGCCGAAAGCGCCGAACCGTTGGCCAAGCGCGCGCGTCGATCAACGCTTGGAGCGTCGTCGGCCAGTTGATCTGCCGCGCCGCGCAACACATCCACCAGAGGTGCGGGTGGTCAGCATAGGGCTCGCGGATGTTGGCCTTAATCCACCGCGTCACGCGGTCGTCCTCACGGCGAACATTGCAGAAAGAGTACTTCCGCAAGATTAGGTCGTCGGTCCATGGCCAGAGGTCGTGATTTACCTCTTTGCTGATACGGATGGCTTCGCGCTCCTTGATCCAGTAGATGAATGGATCGAGGTTCACGACCGCCTCATAACAACACCGAGAGCGTGAAGCGGATAAACGCTTAAACCGAACCCAAATAGCGCCGAGCCGTGACTAGCGGCCTCCTGTCGTCGATTCTCTCGCAAAACTCCGAAACGCAATCGGGCATTAATGAAAAGAACATCGTCACAATCCGCAAGAGCGCGCTGGAAGATCCGCGTCTCAGTGCCGGCTGGGATTAGGAGAATGACCCTCCGTTGGCGACCTTCGGTTATACACCTCTCTACCCATCGCTCCCGCGCCTTAGCGTAAGGAGGGTTGACGAACACCGTCTCAGCGTTCCAGGGGAGGGTCGCGCCGTCCTCGGGCGGCGTATAGAATCGCTCGGCGCCCGTCGGATTGTCCGGCTCCGTACAAGGATCGAGCCCGATCTGACCGCCAAAGAGCGCGCGGACTGGCTCTAAGACGTAAGCGGGCGTCAACATCGCTTGACGAACGTGCGACTCTGGTCGGTAGCGCTTCCCGTTGTCAAAGCGATGAGAGGCGATCACCCCATCACCTCCCGCAGTATCTCCACCGCGTGATCGCCGGGCAGCGTCAAGACCCGCTCCCCCGCCGCGGCGGCCTTTCGCCGGGTTGCGTCGATCGATTTCACCTTGTCCGCGACGAGCTGCTCCTTGATCGTTTTCCCGCCGTTCCGGGCCTGTATGCGCGCCAGGCAAACCGCGAGCGGCGTGTCGAGGTACGCCCACAGATAATCCTGGCCGGCGGTGCGGAGCTCCTCGGACAGGGTCAGGTAGCCCGAAAAGAGAGTCGAGATGATGACGCCCTCGAACAGGACGTGGCGCGCGCGGCGGGCGGCAAGGCGGACGGACTCTTTGACGAGAGCTTGAGTTGGGATCGCGTCGCAGCCGCCACAGGGGGTGCGGTAGGGGCCGATCACGATTAGGTCCCCGGCCTCATAGCCCATGACGGAGCGCGGGGCGCCTTTCGCCGTGGTGTAGGGGGCCAGGGCGATCTCGCACGTCCCCGGCGTGGCTAGGAAGGCTCGGGCGATTGCGCTCTTGCCGCTGCCGTTGCATCCTCTGATATTTACAATCATGGTGCCGACACCCATTCCACGATCCGCGCGACGGCGTCCTCGGCGGACATTCGCTTGACCCATAAGCCGCGATCACCAAAATGACGAACCTGGCGCAAGCCGCGACCGTAATGGTCCTGAATGCTATCTAGCGTCGCTGGGCTCAGCGGGCGCGGGTCATTAACCGCGGCACGGCGAGCAAGCATGTTAGTTTGGCTCTGCTCGATCGACGTGTTGAGAATCACGAACCGATAAACGGTCCGCGGTGCGAAATTGGAGCACCCGAGATCAACCCAGCGCTGGTGAGCCCCGTGAACCCGAATGCCCTCGAACAGTACATGCTTACCGGCGGAGTGCTGCCGCTTCACGATCTCGATAACTTGATCCATATCCTTAAACGTGTCACAGCCGCCCGTGTTGGCCTCATCGTATTTGCCGATCAGGAAAGTTGGCGCAGGCGCCGCGAGGTCGTAGCCCTCGATTTTCTTGCCGTCGGTCCACATGACGGGCGGTCCAGCCGGGAAGCGCGCTAGCGCCTGGCGCATGACCCAGCTTTTGCCGCTGGCGTTTCCGCCGCGAACGTTGATTATCACGCCACGTTCTCCGGTAGACAGCGCTCTAGCCGCTCGGCGAGCGGCCCCCAGCCGGCGAGTCCGTGGCGAATTTCACGGATGTCTTTACCGATGGAGTAATGGCCGCCGAGAGATGACAACCACTTACAACACACGGTTTCGGTTTCCTGTGAACCACACGGACGATCGTAACGCGGTGGCGCCTTGAACCCAGAGAAATGCTGAAGCATATGCTCGTAGGCCCCCGGCGGCAGCCTTCCCAGCGCGGCCCGCGGCGACTCATACATCATCGGGATCGACGGCGAGAACGAGACCCTCGCGCCATAGACCCGCTCCATTACGTCGGCAATCTTGAACGCGATCCACGGGCCGAACATCGGCCAGCGGACAACCGCGGCTATGAGATCGTCGGCGTTATCTATCCGCGCCAAATCTCGAACGCGCTCCTCGGCCGAGATTACTGAGAGCCAATTAATTGCCTCGACGCACTTTTGCCCGCGAAAGTGCCGACGTTCGGTTGCCCGAGGCCAGCGTGAGCCGAGCGGCGAAGGCGTTTGGTTCTCCGCCGCGTGACTCATCCATTGCCAATAATCCGGCCCCTCGTGCTCCGACAACCAGGCGCTCGCGCCTAGGTGATAATAGCAGAAATAGGTAAGCAACAGCCGACAGAGCTGCGGCTCGGGGATCTGCGCGCCAGCCACCGCGATATAGACCGGGTCTAGGTCGCCGGTGGTAATGAGGCGCTCGCCGAACGCAATACAGGCGTCGAGGGCGTCGTCCTGTTCGAAGCCGATGGTTTGAAGATCGATCAATTCAGGTGACTCCGGCGGAACGCCTCGAATATCAAGACATCCGAGTAAAAGTTGTCGGCGGTCTTCTTTTTGAAATTCCCTCTCATCATCTTGGGATATGCCTTATCTAAAGCCATCCCCACGGACATCAACACCACCAGGCGGTCTCTATGCGAGAGGCCGGCGACGTACTCCTGGGCGTCCTTCAAAGCGCGTGGGTCGACGAGCAGCTCGGTGTCACGAAATCGTATCTTGATGCCTTGAGACCGTAGTTGCTCCATCAACTCCGGCAGCTCGGCCTCCGGGATGGCCGGGTCGTGACGGATGTCTGACATCAGAAGCCAACCTCCTCGGTGGGAACCACGCCGTCGAAGGGGCGGCGCAGGTCGCTGATCTTGAGTGCCTTGGCGGCACCAAGCAGAGTCGAGCCGCACTGGCCCTTGCCGTCGGTCGAGGTGTCGGCGCAGGAGAGGCAGCCTGATGGGGGGCAGGTGGAGAGTGGTTGGAAATGGTCGCCGATGCGGGTGAACCAGGGGACGCGACGCCCGTGACACTGGTCGCTGGTGATGAACTCTGGGCCCATACTGATCCAGCGGCCGTCGTTCCTTTTGGTATATTCGTAGCAAAGCGAACTGGTTATTCCGACCTCTTTACACTTTTTGTAGTAACGGGCGTGCCCTTCGCGTCGGTACTCCTCAGAGACCGTGATCTGGTTGCCCGCCTGGTGCTCGACCATGAGATTACGAAAGATTTGCATGCGGTTGCCGCCAAACTTTTCGACGAGCCGCTCAACCATGACTTTGGCTGAGCCATGGTTACTTTCCACAAACTTGAAGATCGCGTGGTGAACGCCGGCTGTGGCGAGGAGTTCGATCAACTCCTCGATGTCGTCGTGCGTGACGACGCCAGGGATCATGGGGTTCACTTGGATGCTTATGTAGATCCCGCGGCGGCGCGCCTCTCGGATCTGGTCAAAGTGGTCGGCGAGGCTAGCCGCTCCTGGCGAAAGCCTCCGCCAGTCATCCTCGTGTGGCGTGTTGATCGAGCGCTGCATATAGGAATACTTGTTCTTCGACAGAATGTCCATAGCCCAGTCGGGGTATAGCTTCCGCGAGAGGAAGAATACTGGGAGACCGGCCTCGGTGAACGCTTCGGCGGCGCCCTGAGAGTTGTGATACAACTCTTCGATGGACTGAAATGGATCAGTGAATGGGGTGATGTAGCCGGCTTGGGCGATCGTCATCTGCGCGAGATGCTTGCGGATAAAGCCGCCGTAGTTCAGAGGCACGGTCACGAGGCCCGTGTGGCGATAACCGTAAGGTGAGTTCAGGACGTAACAGAATGAAGTGCAGCCGACTCCACAGTAGCCGCCGTATGGCTCAAGCAGGATTGCGTCCGTCATGCAGGGCCGGTCGCGTTCCCCGCGGCGAGCGCTGTCGCCCTTGGAGGAGTACCATCCTTGAGGTGGCTTTGGATTAACGCCGCGAATGTGGGGTACGGGGTCGAGGTAGACGGTCGTCTCACGCATATTCTCGGGCTTTGCACCACGAATGACCGCAACCCGCATCTCGCGCTGGCGCATCTCACGGCCGAGGAAAGGATCAAACTTGGTTTCTACGGGGCCGAGAGAATCCCGCGCCTCGGGGTCGTTATGATAGAAGTACTGGTAGGCCTTCTTCTGAGCCTCTTCTTGGTCAATCCAGTCGGTCTCATTCTGCATGGCTTCTCTCCACTCGGCGTCTTTCGACCCAACGGTAAAAACCCGCGCGCGCGGCTGCTACCTGTTCAGGTGAACGAAGCCTTCTACGGTGTTCAGGGCTTGTGGCTGCCTTCAGCAATCGCTCTAGGTTTTCGGGCGATCGCAGCGCCTCTTTCCTCTCCGGGGACCTCAGTCTACTGAGGTTTTCCTCGCTAGTCACCCACGCCAACTGAGCCTTTTTTCTAGACTCAGAGTGTCGGAGGGTCTCTCTTTGAGCCGCCGCTTCCGGGGTATCGTTGTACGCTGCGAGATTCGGAAGACGAGAGGGAGCCTCGTTTAAGCGCTCCAGATTTTCCGCTGACCTTAACCTCTCCAGCGTCTCTGGGGTCGTCATTCTGTCGGCGTGGCCGGCAAGTCTTTCTGGCGTCCACGCGGAACGCATTTTTTCTTTGGTCTTATCCGAGTGGTGCGTGCCAAGACGGAATCTTTTTCCTTTCATTCTTTGACGAGTAAGTTCGCGGTGTATATCTCTTAATCGTCTATATTTAAACCGCGACCGTCGTCCCATGTATCTTTTTGTTCCGAACATACAAATAGCCGCCACAGCCATCGCGCCGCCATAGATCTTGGCCAACAAAATATGAGCAAACAAATGCTCTTCTGGAATTAACCTTATAATGTTAGACGGCTCGTTTCCACCACCAAAGTAACGCGGCACAATATGATGTCTCTCGAACCGCTCCAGCCCACCCTGCTTTCCAAGTCGATCGGCGATGAACTCACGATAGACGCGGGCATAATTCACGGTCAAGCTTCCTTTTTGGTCATCTCGCGGATTATTTCGACGCCTTCCGCGCGATCGTCGACCGGAATAAGCATGCCATTGCCTACGACGTAGTAACCATCGCGACGGCGTTCTACTCTCAACGGACCATCAAGATTAAACTT